ACAAGAGAGCGAACCATATATATTTTCTCATATGGTGACGATAAGTCAAGTACCTGCTCCAGTGCTAGGTAAAGACTGATGAATGTCTTACCAGTACCAGCAGCACCATGCAACACAAGATTCCTACCCTCTTTAAAGGAATCAAAAACCAACTTCTGATTGTCACCTATCGGTTCGATCTGTTTAAGTTGGTCTATGCTTATAGGCTTCTTGCGTCTCATTGCTTTAGCACTTCTGCTGTTGTTTTGAGAGGTTGTCTTACGCTTCTTTACTGCCATAATTTAGGTAAATCTTGATAAGTCAGCGGCAGGATGATTAGATTGTATCTTACTCATCACATCTTTAAATCCATCTGACTGCTTAGGTAATCCATAAGCAACCTTTGGAGCTTGGTTACCAAAGTATCTTTCTAACTCTGGATGCTCCTCTTTATATTTATCGAGGTCACACATAGACATGACTACGTTCTCGATGATCTCACCTGTCTCTTTGTTTCTAAAATCATACGTGGGCATTGTCTTCTATCCATCGTGGTGTTCCTCTAACCATTACATTAAAGGAGAGTGTTATTCTATCCGATTCTGATTCATTTGGCAAGGTGTAATGCATAAGATCAGACGGAAACATACATAGCACTGACTTTATTGGTGGTAAAGTAAAGCTAGTAGAATTATATAGGTTCTGTTGGGAGAGCGTGGGTTCTACAACCATATGTTTAGGTTTCTCAAACACTAAGTTACCTGTGTCTCCTTGCAAGAATATATTACCTGAGTACATGCTGTTAGCATGGTGATGAGGTACTGATGCTTGTCCCTTCTTATACTTGTTGATCCATGAGCATGTTATCTCAGGCCAATGTAGATCAGGATCAACTCCCATTGCACCAATAACATAGTCCAATACATGCTGAAAGACCCACCCCTCTAAGTCAGGGAATGAGTCTAACACATGCTGATCAACTGTACGGTATCCTACACTCTCTACATTATATGGTGTGAACTCTAGACACTCCCAGTTAATCAATGGAAAGTCTTTGTCCTCACCTGTCACATAGATGGGTGAAGAAAATGCTGGTACTACTTCTGCCATCAATCTATACGTAGGCAGGGTTGTGTATCACCCCAGTAATCATCTTCTTTACAATCACATTCATTATCACACCACTCTAATGCTTCTGATACTACTGGAAACTGACACACAAAGTGTCTCTTAATAGTATTAGCAATGTCCATGTGCTCTTTCTGAGTACCATTAGCAGAGCGTAAGTTTATATAATGAATCCAACTACGTACACTACCTGTCATGTATAACCTAGTGGGTGTCGCTAGTGGTAGTACAAACCTAGCACACTCCTTAGCGATACCATCATTAAGCATCTGCTGATAGAGATCCATACCATGTCTGAAGTGATCTGCCATGAGTATCTCATACTTGTTGACCACCTTAGGGTCAAGATCATTGATACTATTCTGACGGTTCTTAGTGTCCTGTCTTCTTAGTTCTGGTAGTGGTATCTCATCACCTAGTAAAGATGAATCAGCATACCTCTGACTGAACTCTTGGTATGTGAATGACCTGTGTCTCAGTATCTGTGCAGCAAGTCCACGTGTTGTATTAATCTCAACAGTCATGTGTGCTTGCTCAAAGACAGACCAGTGTCCATGCTTAATGCAATACTTTAAAAGACCAGAGACCTTCTCGTTGTCCTGGTTCTTTGGGTTAGATACACGTGCTATGTATCCTATAGTTCTCTCAGCATCTGGAGTGACGGAGATTACACATACTTTATTTGTCATTTCAGGGTCTTAACAAGTACATAAAGTGCTAAAGAATAGACGTACCCAATAGTAGGTAGTCCGAAGAGTGCTGGCATCACTACATTCCATGCTGCCCACACTACAAAAGGTCCAAATATTATACCCAAGATCGCAGTAGCAGCTTGTGCTCCAAGGATCTTGGACTCCTTGTCGATCTCATCGGTCTTATTACCTTTTGCAAAATCATATATCGAATTCATTTTACTACCTGATCCCATGCGTCTCTAAATTTCCTGTCCCAATTATCAGTATAAACAGGCATGAAAGCATTAAGTGCAAGTGTAAGGTCTACAATTTCATTAGTCCTACTATTGTCTACTGCCTCCTGTAGTTGTTCCAGCATAAAATTAAATGTAGTGATCTCAGAAAATGCAACCTCTAGATCACTCATCACCTTCCAATTGTCATTCATCTCAGTCATTTTTTCCTTTTGGGTTTTGGTTTCTCATCCACCTTGCGTTGATTGTTCCATCTACTCACTGGTACACGACCATTAGTTTGTTGCCAACCTTGTAACCCCTCCTTGTAGAGGTCCCAGTAGTGATCAAAAATCTCTACCGTTCCTTTACTACCAGCGAGTACAATGTCACGACAAACTTTATCCTCCTTCACATATGATACCACATATGAATGGACTGGTAGTTTCTTATCTGCCACGTCCTCATCAGTGCATTCTTGCACTAGTATCTTGAGGTTCATGACCTGCCGCCCCATGTAATCTCTGGGAATGCCTCCGTTACACAGGCTTTGGTTACTTTATACTTGGTATTAAGTTTCTTATCCTTAGCAAGGATAATAACTTGTGATTCAGAAGGATGTAAACCTTCTAGCATCTGGATAAACATAGTCTCTCTTTTAAGACCAGGTAATTTCGACCCACCTTTAAAGAAATGGAATAGAAGTCTCGCTTCATGTTCCAGTTTGGTATGTTCAGTACCTTCGGGTGCTTCGTTCTCTCGGAAAGGTACATTGCCTTCAGGTAGTAGAGAGACAACAGATTCATCATAGTTAATAATAAAGACAGACATCAATGCATCTGTTTTATTCTCACGTAAAATCTTTACCTTCTCTGCCTTTGTCTTGGCATTGTGTGCCTTCTGGAGCACCTCAGAAATCAATAATTTCATAGTTTACTCATCGTCATCATCAATTGTATCATCATCGTCAGCAATACGCAAGTACATCAACTCGTCAGGATTAATTAATGCGCCATGTTCGTCATACATCTCAGGATGCATAACCATAGCAGCATAATCTGCCCTAGCAACCCATGAATCATAGACTGCTCTGATGTTCCATGCTACTAGAAACCCTAGTAGGAAGCTTCCGAGTGTTAGAAAGAGGGAAATGTATAAAAAATCTAAATGTTCCATACGGATACTCCCTTACTTTTTTTTATTTAGATGCCTTCTTCTTCTTGTTTTTAGAACCTTTAGGTCTGCCTGGTTTTCGATGAGCATAGTACTCATGAACATCCGTTGTTATCTTGGCAAGATAATTACGAATCTTAACCACCTGTACCTTCTTTATATGACCATATGCTTCTTTACATTGCTTGTCACCATCTAGGTACCCATTGAGATCACCAGTATTAGTAACGACCTCCTCCATAACTGAAGATTCTAACAATTCTTTCGTCTGTTTACGAGTATAAGAATGATCCTCCAAATATTTCCTCATGTTAAAGAGAAACTTCTGTTGGATCATTGCAGTATCAATCGCCTTATCTAACAAAGAGTAAAGGGCTTCATTATCAGGATCATAATTAGACATCAGAGTTGCTTTGTCTCCCTTAAAAATTTGATTGTCTCAGTACATCCACCAATTCGTTGACCGTTGATGAGTACCTGTGGGAAGGTTGCCTGTTGACCAAACTCCTGTTTAAACTGTTCACGTGTGAACTGATTACCTAAAGTGTACTCTCTAAAGGGCCACCCCTTAGCATTATACACCTCTTTTACCTTAACGCAATAGGGACACCCACCACGGGTGTAGATTACAGTACCACCAGGATTTGCCATATGTTTGTTCTCCAATAAAAAAGGGTGTCATGAGACACCCTATTTAGTTTATATTGATAAGTGATCAGAAAGTGAACTTAGCACCAACTTTAGCACCCCAGTCAATGATGGTGTCTCCACCACTGTCTTCGCCATTAGAGATACCAGCGATTTCGCCGTATACTCCAAGAGATTCAGTAGCAGCTACGTTAAGACCAACTTTACCAGAGAATTCTGTTTCTGTATCAGAATCAGTTTCGCTATGTACGAATGCTGGACCAGCTTGGACATAATATCCTAGTTGTCCTTCTCCACCTTCATACCCAACGTGAACGTCAGTAGTTGCTGCAGAGTAGTCTCCATCTGGATAAGAGAGGTTGCTTTCTACGTTCACATAAGGACCAGCAAAAGCGGCTCCAGCGAGTAGAAATGGGCTTGCTGCAATAGCAGCGATTGTTGATTTAATAGACATAATAGTAGTTAAGTGTCTCGTAGAGATTAACCTACGGATGTTAGGATCTTCGACTAGATCCGTTTGAGGCTTCCTTGACAACACCTAGCGTGAGTAATTGAGACATTCGGAGTGTTAAGATACGTAAAGCGTCCTTCACGTTGAGTTATTTATAGTAGCAAACTTTTAAAATCTTGTCAAGTGTGCCAGTTGAGAAACTGGGTGAACTTGGGAAAACTTTAAAGGAATGTAGCAACTAGAATAATCCTCCTTCCTGTTTCAGGTGGTCTCATGCAGTGTAGTCCCTGTAATAATAGCACATCATCCTCTTCTGGACTGAAACTGTCAGCATTTGACCATGAAGGGTCAACTCCATCTGGGAAACAAACTGTGTCACCTTCGCCTTGGAGATATACGACTATATTCTTGTGAGGATAGGGATGATCGAAGTGTGGTGTGGATAACCGATCATCTTCCTGTGGATGAGTACAGTTCACATTATATCTGAGCAATGTGGTGACTGGTATCTCATTCGCAACTATAATCTCCTCTAATAGAGGATAGAACTGTGTTAAATGCTCTGACTGAGGTTCAGGGAACATATAGTTACCACCTATACCCTGCCACTTAGGTCTTGCTATCAGTACATGACTATAGAATGGTACAGTCTGGAACTCATCGTTAGATACATCCTGTGGTGTAGCATTCTCCACATAGAACCATGGAAACTCTGGTGATAATGTGAACTCCTTAACTAACTTATAGGTCTCAGTCTTAGGATTAATTAGTTTCTGGAACATCTTTACCCAATGATTGACGAAGTTTATCTGTATTAATCTGAACCTTCTGTTCTTGCTCTATCTCTTCTAGTTCCTCATCTGTCTTCATCCACTCAGCATCTTTGGGGAAGGTAGGTTCCTTCATATCAATACGATCTAGTTCAGCAAGAGGACCACGATAGTACCTCTTCAGTTGCTTTAACATCTTACGACGACCAGCATTGTCCTGTGGATGCTTCCTAAGCACCTTATGAATAGCAGACAACTCTCTAGCAGACTTATAAAGATCTCTATCTGCCTTAGTTGCCTTCGGTCCAAATCCTTCAGCGTTACTCATGTTGTAATCTCATCAATGGTGATTCTAAACTTAACTCTATCTAGCTTATGCTGACAGAGTAACCAGACGTTAGAGTCTCTGTTATGTGACTCTTGATAGAATGCTTCTCTAGGTGTGAACTGCTCTGGATTATTCTCTCCCCGTACCAATAACTCTAACCTGTCAGGGAAAGAATAAGCGGGATCATCCTTAGGATAGTAAGGAGTAGTACCAGGCAGTGCTTGATAAGCAGTGTCTTTTGGTTGCCTAGGTGGCCATACTAACTCAAATTGGTCTCCTTGTCTATAGTGATTGCCAGCATCAACCAAACCGAATAGTTCTATAGCACAACCCCACCTATCTCTTGCACTTGCATCACCCTCGTCAGCATAGGGCCAGAATGCCATGCGTACCTTACCTGTTGGTTGTACCAAGGTTCTATATGTACCATCCAATGCAGCACCTAGTACGTAGTCATGGAAGAATGCCATCTTACTATAGGATCCATTGTATGCAGACCCACTGACACCACCGTTCCATGCCTGTATACCTGCTGAATACACAGCATCTATGTCATTGATAGCATCTTGTGCATTACCTGCCTTCTGTAACTGTTTGTTATTAAACCATGAGGTATAACCGTCACCTATAGAATGATGTACCCAATCAGTCATGTTACCTAGGTCACTGGTGTTCCTAACATTAGGTTCAGCAGCCTTCATAATCAGACCACGTGAGTGTCCAAATAATTTGTCATACTGGATACCATCAGTAGTAGTCTGACCATTAGCATTGATACGAGTAGTAAGTACATGACCATTACGATCTGTCGTACCATTCTCATAGTATGGTGCAGGACATGGGTCTAAACCAGAACAGTTCCAAGTGTTGCCACTGAAGTATACATTAGACCAATCTGCTGTCTGACCATTAGCATTATTAGTATTCTGTTGTCCATTATCCCAGACAGTAACAGCAGGACTCCACTCTGACTTCTCATGATCCCATACCTCAACAGACATCTTCTTAATAGATCCACCACCATAAGGGTTACTAGAATAGGTCTCAGCACGACCAGCAATCTTATCATCAGCAGATATAGTACCCAACCTAGCAGACCATGACCCACTGAACTCAGCACCATTTGCCAGGAATATAAAGTTAGCAGATGCATTGCCGAAGTAAGGACCAGAATCAATCGATTCCAACCTAAAGGTTACAGTGTCATCCTTAGCAACACTAAAAGCGTTACCTATATCCATACCAACAAAGGGGAACGTTGCTAACTCATAGGTCTCATCCACTACGTTACTACCATTCTTCTTAACAAGGAACCTGAAGGTCATACACTCTTGCTCAGGTGCAGAGATAAGACAACCAAATGATTTCAGTTGCAGACTAGCACCCTTCAGTACCTTCAGTGTCTGCTCCCTATGCATGTCCATTACATAGTCACCAGTACATGTACCACATCCCATGATAGAACTCTCTGCAGTCCATGTAGTAGGTGGTGCTAGTGGACCACAATCTGATCTGGTCAACAGTACATCATCAAAAGTACCATCAAATATATTAGTAGAACACTTATCCTTCTCAACTATATCAATCATTATCTTCTCTGGTGCAGGATCTGCAAAGACATAGCACTGTACACCCTCATAATAATAGGCACCGCCTCCTGCTAATACCTCATAGTGTACCTTAAAGTCATCGTAGTCATCATCACCAGCAAGTAAGTCTTCCCACCACTGCCAGTTGTTACCTACCCACTTGGTCTTATTTCTATTACCTGGATTCATCTGAGGATCAGAGAAGAACACCCAATCACTCTGAGCACTACCTCCTGTCCTCTTCCATCCATCACCAGACGCATAGAACTGAGGTGCATCGTTATTAGTTACACTATAGTCATGCCCATCAGGTATGAGATAGAATCCCATCTCCTGACCAGGATGTGTCTTAAGAACAGACAATGGAACCTCAAACTGTCTGAACTCACTGTTCTGGTTAACATTAGACTCGATGGTCTTAGTCCAGTAGATCTCAGTACACTCTTTATTGTGTATAACAACACCCCATGAGTTCTTATAAGAAGCAGCAGGCTTCATCATCTTATATGAAACGATGTATGAAGTCTTAGGGTTAGTGGGTAGTCTATATGTCTGACGCTTTCCATACTTGGGAGGAGTCTCAGTGCCCTGCTCCACAATGGAGTACATGTGATCATTATATGCACTGTTAGTAACAGAGTTAGCAAAATACCTATGCAATTCCACTATCTGTTCGTCTTCACCCAAGTATGCAATGGCATCCTCTTTATTCTTAAAGGCATACCCTAATATCTCACCTTGTGACATGCCAGCAGCATTCATAGTCGCTCTCTCACCAGCACCTTCGGTGTCTGGAGCACCTGGATTGGTCGTAAGGAAAGTATCTACAGTCGTAGGACTATAGAACTTATACAGAGGCACTGTGCCCCTCTCAGGGTACTGTAAGATATGGAAAGCAGGTCCAGTATGAACACGATCATACCCTGCAGGTGCTACCATCTCTCTACCATAACTATGATCTTGTCCACTGTCAGCACCATCAACAACAGTGACCTTTACATATACTGTACCTTTACCAGCATTCCATGAGTGTTCCCATGTAGTACCAATAGCAGGCATGGTTCCTGACCATGACTCAACCCACCATCTACTATCATACTCACCACCATCATCTATAGGTGTGACCTTGACAGTGATAGTCAATCCATTGGCAGTAAAAGTTTGTGTCTGTGTACTAGTACTATTAAAGACTGCGTTACCACCTTCACAACGTACCTTTCTTTCATTCCATGAACCATCTGCTCTAGTAGTAACAAACCTACGGTTATGGAATCCTCTACCAAAAGGCATGATCTGTATGTTACCTACTGGAGCACCTTTTCTGTACTCATAGATAGGCATACGATTTGGGAAGCAGTTCTTAACACAAATCTGACCTGTAGTAGAGTTCTGACCTCTAAAGTAATATGTCTCACAGTTAGCAGTAGGTGGTCTCCATGTACCAGTAACATATGGTTTAAAGAGACACTCGATAGCATCCTCTACACACTTACCCCATGGAGGGTTTAGTGGGTGCTGTTCGTTGTCACATACTAATTCTTCACCCTTACGTACTGCATATGCACCTTCTCCATAGTCTCTAAGCACAACCCAGACATACTTCTTACCGTCTGGTGGTTGCTCTGCACCTTGGTTCCAATCTTCATGCTTACGTGCAGCAGGTGGATCCATATCCAACAGTGGTGCTAAACGCTTACAGTCAGCACCCTTTCCCCACCATGGAGGTAGTTCAGGTGATGGAAAAGGTGGTTTAATTATAATATCTAACTCACCACAGAAAGATGGTACATCTAAACCCAAGTCTGCCCAAGGTATGATGTCACAGAAATTAGGTATCTCTATAATAGGTGGTGGTGGACCATCTGGTGGTGGACCAGGTGGATCAGGAGTTATAGGTGGATAACATCTCGCTACGATAGTCCTTATAGTTTCGCCAGGATCTATGGTAGGTGGAGGTGCTTGTTCTCCCTGTCTATAAGGAGGTATATCTATTGATGGTGTTAAAGGTAAAGCAGGACCATAACATGTACCAACTATGGTTCTAATCTCTGCACCAGGCTGCGTGACAGGTACTGGTGGAGGTGTGCCCTGAGATTGAGCAGGATTCTGACCAGGTATTGCACCGTCTGGTAGGAGTGGAATCGGACCAGAACTATAACATGTATGACCTAACACTATTGAGCTCTAAATTGTACTGTAAATCTTGGTGCTTGAGCATATGGTGACACTGGGGTTACCATATGATACTCACTCTGAGTATTTAGGACACACGTCCGAGCCTTAGGTAATAAAGCATGCCCTACAGCATCATCTGGTGCATCCATATCTATCCACACATATAATCCACCCCATTGTGGATACCACTCATCATTGAGATAGAGAGTACCACTAAATTTATAGTTATTATCATCATGCATGGCAATACCAGAGTTTGCTTGCCAAATATAAAAAGAGTACTTCAGTTCATCGTAAGGGGGTAAGTGATCCTTTAGTTCTTCTGTTAACATATCACCCAACTCAGCAGGCATAGGTGTGGTCAATGTACTACCCTGAACACCTTGCTTGATGGAATCACACCAGTCTACTGCACTAGACAACCAAACCTGACGACCTGCTAAAGATCTGACCTCAGTATTTAATTCATCGTGTAGTTTCTTAGAGATAGAGTCCCTGATTATGTTCATTTAGATCTATTGATTAATGTAATAAATTTATCTGCTGCAAATGTACCAGCAAGACAGACATCTATTTCATCTCCATCTTTCCAGTTCTCAGTACCATCCTTCTTGGTATGTGCTAATGCCTCAGTGAGGTCATCAATAATCTTTTGAGTAATCTTCATCGGAGTACCTCCCATTTGTATTTGTGCTCAGTCATGCGAACTGCTCCACTTGGAATAGTATTTTCTTATATGCTTCTACAATGTCTCCTTCATCTTTACGAAAAAGATCTTTATCGAATCTCTCTTTCGTATCTTTTTTCCAGAGTCGCATGTTGTCAGGTGATAGTTCATCAGCCAGGAATAAATCGCCGTGAGCATCGTATCCAAACTCCAATTTAAAATCAACAAGATCAATACCGCAAAGAGTAAATAATGATTGCAATGAATAATTAATCATCAATGCTTGCTCCTTCATAGGTTCAGGATCAATACCCATTAATCTTACACGATCATATGTAAGTAATGGATCATCCTTAGCATCATCCTTTAAGAAATACTCTACAATAGGTGGTTGAATAAGTGTTCCCTCAGATATTGTAGTAGTCTTAACTATACTACCAGCAGCAATATTTCTAACTATAACCTCTACTGGTATAATTGTCAACTTTCTACACAAAAGAGTATCAAGAGATGGACACCCAACATAATGCGTCT